GCTCGAATCCTTCATCGGCGCCTACACCCAAGCTGGAGCGACCAACTACAACGTGAAGTTACTGCGGGGCTGATATGGCACTGATTGACGACACATTCGGCGCAATACCGGCCCAGATCCTCGCGGACTGGGGCATCGACATCACCTACATCAAAACCACCACACCTCGCACCTACGACCCAGCCACCGGCACCGTCACTGGAGCGGACACTAACGTCACAGTCAAGGGCGTGATCAGCCGCCTTACTCCCCGCGAATCGGAGGGCCTCTACCAAACAACCGACATCAAAGTCATCATCGGTAGCGCCGAACTCAACGGCTACTACCCCACTGAAGCCGACCGCATCCAGTACCCACAGGCTGGAGCGACCCGCGAGGCCAAGATCATAAGTATTTTGACCTATCGCGGCGACAACCCGGTTTACCACACCCTTATCGCGAGGCCGCAGTAATGGCTAAAGGGCTCAACGATGCCATGTTCAGGGCAATAAGACGCGACCTACGTGAGTCCGTAACTGGAGCAGTCAGGGTGGCCGCTGTCGAAATTATGAATGATCTTGCTAAGGCAGGTCCAGCGTATTCGGGTGCCTTTTCCTCCGCTTGGTACGCCGTACCCCCCGGACAAGAACCCGGAGGCCCCCGAAGCGAAGGGTCAATCTATAAATACGATTTGAGGAACGTTCCGAGGGGCAAGTTCACTCGCGGTAGTTACTTTGAAATTGTCAACGGTGCTAGTTACGCTCCACAGGCTCTTGACCTTGAGGAAGGAGTCTTTATATCGCAGCTGGATGTTGATGGAGAGGTTATCGAACCTGTAAAGACACCGACTTCTATCGGTAAGAGAACAGGCAAACGTCGAGGCAACGTTGAGGCGGGTACAGGATTTGCTGTTAGTACAGCACCTTTAGACTGGTACGTGAACTATACGTCCGGCGGCAGTATGACCCGAGCTTTAGAGCAGGGTGTAAAAATAGGGTTCCGTGATGGTCCATTTGGCGGTCGCGGCGGGTCCGCTAGAGGTTTTGGCTAATGAACTACCAAGCAATCCGGGCTGCTGTTGAGTCGCCGCTGCTCACCGCCTTCAATAATCTCAGCCCAGCAGTACCCGTTTATTTTGACAATATCACTGCTGTACCACCCAACACAACAACCGAGTACGTCCGCGTGAACGTGACATTCGGAATTACAAACGAGCCAACGCTTGTAACCAGCGTTGACAACGTGCGTGGAGCGATCGTTATTCGTGTTTTCACTGAAAAAGGCCGTGGTCCTGCGCGTAATCAAGAACTAATAGACACCGCTTTTACTGTGCTGAACACACTGAACAACACTGGAAAACCATCTACAGGAGTGTTCTTTAGAGTAGGAGACATTAACGGCCCATCTTTTTCTGCAACGGATCAATCGCCCCACTTCGTTGGTAGGATTGACACAGGATATGTTGCAACAGACCTGTCATAAATAAGGGCTAACCTGTAAGAAGCCGGGCAGTGCCCGCGACACTCCCCATTGTTAGGTTTTCTCATGGCAACCGTTCTGTCGGGCACCTCCGGCGCCCTCTACTACAAACCAGCCGGAACTTCTGTCACCACCCTCACCGCTTCCGCGTTTCCTGCCACCGGCGGCGACATCACAGTTGGTGCTTACCTGGGTTTCCGTGTCAACGATCCCGTCACCCTGGCCTACCCCGCTGGAGCGACCACTACTGGCGCGATTGCTGCCGGTAATTACTACGTGTTGACCTATGTCGAGTCAACAGGTGTGATGACCCTTAGCTCCACGGTGGGTGGGTCAGAAGAGACCGCAACTGCAGCACCAACTGGCTTTGGTTCTGATTTCGCCAGCATTACCTATACGGCTGCTGAAGTTGTCGGTCAGGTGCGTGACTGGAACTTTGAAATTACCCGTAGCGAGATCGATGTTACGACTATCGGTCAAACTGTTACCGGCACTGCTCCTTTCCGCGCTTATATCCCTGGCTTTGCTGACGGTTCCGGCTCGGCCACCGTCTATACCACCGACGACGACACCCTGCTCTCCAGCCGTCTGATTGAAGACGTGATCCAGCGTGAGCAGAACGGTGCAACGATGAAGCTCTACATCGACCGCATCATGAGCGGCGCAAGTGTAGACGACACCGCCAGCCGTTCCATCGAAGTTCCCGTCATCCTGACTTCCGCCAGCTTGAACGTGAACCCCGATGATGGCCAAAGCGTGGCTATCAACTTCCGTCCCAGTGCCGCCCCGAGCTTCGACTTCACCAAGTCCTGATAATCTGATACAAGCAGGCACATCGAGCCCCGGCAATGCTGGGGCTTTTTTATTGTTCTTCGCTACAGTACAAACACATACATTTGTATTCCATGCCGGTCCCAGTTCGCGCTATTGACCGCCTCCGCAAAGCCGCAAACCTTGCCCCAACAAAAAAGGTTGTCGAGTTATCAGACGGCACTGAGTTTGAGATGTATGTCACACCTTTGACGATGGCTGAGCGCGAACGCGCACAACGCCAAGCCAAATCTGATGATGCCGGTGCGTTTGCCCTCCAACTCCTGATTTCAAAGGCTCTGGACGAGAACGGCAAGAAATTGTTCTCCCCTGGAGAGATCGACATCCTTAAGAACGATGTTAAGGACAAGGATCTCCAATCCCTGATGCTCGCCATTCTTAGCGAGGACGAAAACGCTGAGGAGATGGACCCAAACTCTTAAGCGCGGAACTTCGCAAAGACAACTGGCTCATGCTCCAATTTGGCGTTGCCAAAGAACTGGGCATGAGCCTGTCCGAAGTCCGCACCACAATGACCCCCGAGGAACTCATAGGCTGGAGCGCTTACTTCAAGATCCTCAATGAGGACCAAGAAAAGGAGATGGAGAAAGCCCGCCGCCGTCGTTAAACTGAATAAGTTAGGTGTACGCAAGGTCGATGGCTTCCTATAACGCCCGCATTGATCTTGACGTAAGCATCAATAAAGCTTTATCGCAAATAAAAAAGGTAGAGAGCGCTATAGACCGCTTATCCGGCATAGGTTCCGCAGGTAAAGAATTTAAGGAAGCCCTTATTCCAGATGTTAAAGCTTTTCGAACAATTGAGAGAGAGTTAAGCAACATAAAAAACCGTGCAAACAGCACTGCAAAGGTATTTGCACGCATATTTGAAGGGGTTAGTACAGCTGGGGTAGCAGGTGCAGGGCTGCAGGCATTAAATGCAGAAATGTTCAAGTTGGCGCAGTCAACTGGAACAGCTGCAGCGTCTATACAGGAATTAGACAAAAGCACAGGGGGCCTATCCCGTTTTATCCCAGGGTTTACCGCACTTAAAGACACCGTAGGTGCTAGTGCCCAAGAGGTCAACAAACTACAGTTCAACTTACAAAACTTTTTAAGCAACACTGAAGGTCTTCGGGAGTTTGTAAATAAGTTCTACACAATGGAGGGGGCAGCAGGCGCTGCCACTGCAGGGTTATTGGCGCTTGCAGGCGTACTTGAAGGGCAGTTACGTGAAAGCTTAGGCGACATTGAACAGGTAAGCAGCAAGGCCCTAGGAGGTTTAGCTAAGGATGCAGCTAAAGGTACATCTGAGTTGCAAAGACTAATAAACGCAACACAGGGTACAGCAAAACAATATAGAAACCTGATTCAAGTAGGTGAAGAACGGCGTGATTCGTTTAATAGTGCCTCCAGAGAAGCGCGTCAAGCAACAAACACAATCGTGCAAGCGGAGAAAAAACTCACTGATGAACTACGCGCCCAAGCCGACCTAAAGCGTCAAGCACAAGGAATAACGGTCACTGAACTAGAAGCGTCCAAAGGCCGTCAGTCTATTCAAACCAGACAAAATGCAGAGGCTTTTCGACTCAAACAACTCTCGGAGCAAGAAGCAGTTTATCAGGCAATCGCAAAACTCAACGAGCGTGATGGTACGGCTTTACAAGAAAAACTGGGTATACAAAGAAACATTACCAACCAAGTACTGCTAGAAGAGCAGCGCCGGGAGTCTGCAGAACAACGGGCAGCTACCGGCCTATCCCGGCGCATACCAACGCCCTACCGCACTGCTGGCTCGATGGGCTTCCCTGTCGCGCTGCCAGAAATAGAACAGGATAGAAAAATCCGAGCGCGGGAAGAGGCTAGACAGGCAGCGGAACGGGCACTAAACCTTCAAAAGTCTAACTCGCTTCTCACCCAAGGCGTCACAGGGCTCAAAGCGCAAGTAGCCATTGCAGAGCAACTAGGCGGTGTTTACGCCGAAATCGTCAGAAGCCTGGAGCGTGCCAATGATCGCCAAAGCCAGTTATTCAGAGCCAGAGCAAACAGGGCGCAGCGACAAGAACTAGGAGGCGAGAATCTTCAGCGTTTGGAGCGCATCAACAAACTTGCAACAAATAACGTACTACAGGAGCAGTTAAAAAACAAAGTTGCTCTTGCCGGTAATGCGATTAAAAAGAACGAATTTACCGTTGCCAAACAGATCGGAAAAGAAATAGACCAGTTACTTGAAGCCGAAGATCAACGTATAGACAGAGCCCGACGTGTTCTCCGTTTCCGCCAACGTGAGCGTCAAGAGACCCGTGCTATAGCGAAAGAACGCGCCAAATCGCGCAAAGAAGCCCTTAGCAACGCGATTATCGGTGGAGCGTTTCCACTTCTCTTTGGTCAAGGTGCAGGCGCCGCAGTAGGTGGCGGCTTAGGTGGTGCGGCTGGCGGTTTAGCAGGCGGCCAATTCGGCTTCGGCCTTTCCTTGGTTGGTACGGCACTAGGTACAGCAGTTGACACATTTTCTAAAAATATCAGTAATTTAGCATCAAGCCTAAATAAACCCGTAGAAGCGTTAGAAGCTTTTGAAGAAGCAGGTTTTAAGGTAGATGATTCTGTAAAAGCAAATGTAGAGTCTCTACTTGAAGTTGGAAACGCCTACGAAGCTCAGGCACTTGTACTTAAAGAGATTAGTGATACGTTGGGACCACAAGCTGTTAGCCAGCTTGCAGCTTACGACGAAGAAATTAAAAAGCTAGAGAAATCTTTCCAAGATTCTTACGCAGCATTAGCGAGTGAGCTACTGCCGATAATGCTTGGCTTTGTCACAACAATAAACAAACTTGTGGCTGCATTTGATAATATGCCTGATTGGCTCAAAAATCTTACTAGCAACACTATAAAAACCGGAGCGTATGCAGGGCTTTTTGGTATTCCTAAGCTACAGGCTGACTTACTAGGCTCCATAGGTGAGGATCGCGCCAAAGGTGTTCAGCCTCCAGAAGCTATAGCAGAGGCGGAAAGCTTAAAGGTACAACAAGATAAAGCACTACAGATTTTGAATCAAAACAAAGAACTTAACGCGCAACGAGATGTTCTTGAGGCCCAGTTAGCACTCGCCTCGTCTGGGTTGAATATTACAACAGAACAAGGTTATGAGTTAGCTAAAAAAGTAATTTACGCTGAAGAGTACGAAGCTGTTCAGCGCATACTCAATCAAAACTTAGACAAAGAGCTAACTAAAGCTGCTTTACTCAATGCAGAGCTGCGCAAAAAACTAGCCCTCCAGCAGTTAGACGATAAGCGTGCGTCCGAGCTAGAACGCCAAAATAAAGGAACCCCAAGCCGAGCACTATCCTTACAACGCAGCATTCTCGCAGAGGAACAAAAACAGGTTGACATAGCTATACAGTACGCAGCTCTTCAAAAAGGAGATTTAGCAGGATTAAAGGCTCAAAGAGACACTATTGTTCAGCGTCAAGATGCAGCCATTCAAATGCTGGCGCTGGAAAGACAGCAAACTCTTAACTCCAACAAAGTTGCGGGCGACACCGCATTGATTAACGATCTATACGACAGCAGGCTAGAAACATTAAAACAGCAGTACGGGCTTGAGCAAGCAACAAATGCGGAACGAATAAGAGCCATACTTCTGGAGGAAAAGCTTGCCGGAATCAGGCGTAGGCAACAAAAAGAAGCTTTAAGTAGGGAGCTAGGCCAAGAAATCCAAAGTCTTGCACTACCAACCGGAAACATTTACGCGGATCCGTTTACTGCCCTGGAACGCGATCAACGCTTTAGGCGCGAAAACATTTTTGCTGACCTAAGAAACCAAGAAGAGCTACTCCAAGAAAGTCTTACAGGTATCGCACCAAAAGACACGCAAACTCTTGCAGACATTGACCTTATCAAGAAAAAGAGGGCTGAATACGAAGCTCTGCTGCCTGTCATTGAGCAAAACCAAAAGGCTCAATTGGTCTACAACGAAACCCTGTCCCAAATCCAAGGACCAATCAATTCACTTATCGGCGGATTCCAGCAAGTCATTGCTGGAACGAAATCTGTTGAAGAGGCATTTGCAGATTTCCTCAAAACAATTGCGGACCAGTTGCTTCAAACTGCCGCAACGATGATTGCCCAGTACATCGCCCTTGGCATCGCACGAGCCTTTGCATTTGGCTCCTCCCCTCAAACACCTTCATTTACTGCAGGGCTTGGAACGGGACTGCCACTATTTGGCAACTATACAGGGCTTTCAGGCAATCCTTTCAAAGGACTAGCGAATGGCGGCCCAGCTACTGCAAATTCACCTTATATCGTGGGTGAGCGAGGGCCTGAACTCTTTGTACCCAACAGCAGCGGCAACGTTATTCCCAACGACGCACTAGGAGGCACCGTAATTAACATCACAAATAACATTAGTGATGAGGGGTCAACCTCCAAAACTGATGCTGCAGGAAGCGCCAAGTCTGCAGCGGACCAGCTGTCTAAACTTATGGTTGCGGTCATCCAGAGAGAGCAACGCCCCGGCGGTGTACTTAGCAGGAGGTAAAAATGGCTCAAATGACACTGGCAACGCTTAGGATCGTTCCCTCTTCAACAAAGGAAACCTCCTTCCGCTACTTAGAAGGCAACTACGGTGACGGCTACATTTCCCGCCGTCAAGACGGTATCAGCCCCCTAATTATCCGCTGGAGCGTTCAAACACCGGATATGCCAGTAGAGGAGCTTGATGTTTTAGAGGCTGAGATTGCAGCGCTAGGAGTCAATTATTTTTCGTGGCAGGCTCCAGACGAGACCAGCCCGACCAATTGGATTCTTGACCCAATCTCATGGCAACGTAATTATGCTTCAACTGACAAGGCATCCATTTCTTTTAGCATCAAGCGCTTTTACACCTAATGGCAGCTGATCGGTCGTTTGAATTTAACGCAGACCAACAGGGTCTAACCGGCGACGCCATCATCGACCTGTACGTAATCGACTTACGTACAGGGGTAAACCCTTTACCTAGCCAGCTTTCTACCGGCGGAGATTACGCCAACGCTTATGCTGTCTGCTACATTAATCAGCCAAATGTTGACTACGGTTTTAGTGACGTCGTAAACGGACTAGGCAATTCAATTTGCGATGACCCCACAGACGTAGCCTTCAATCCGGGCACCGCCAATTATGACAATGCAGATGTAGAGCCAAGGAACCAGATCGCCACTGGAGCGCCGATTAGCGAGGTGTTTTACCTTTGCAATTGGACGCAAACCTCAGGCATATCCGTCAGGTTTGCTGGTGACGTCTACGTTCCAATCCCTATGCAAACGGGGGGTTTTGAAATCAGGAACGAGGGAGTGCCACCAAACCCAACAATTACTGTTGCAAACATCGGTCTAGAAATGACCGGCTTAATCAACTCATACAAAGACATGCTTGGCGCGAAAGTCTTTAGGCGCCGAGTTTTAGCAAAGCATTTGGATGATGGTACTAATCCTGATCCTTCTGCGCGATGGCCTGATGAGGTTTGGTTGATCCAGCAAAAATCCTCTGAGAATAAGCTTGCCGTATCCTTTAGCCTGTCTACTCCGTTTGATTTGGACGGAGTAAGCCTTCCCAGAAGAAGAGCGCTTCGCTATGCGTGCCCTTGGGTTTATAGAGGCGCCGAGTGTGGATACACAGGTCCACCTGTTGCAGACCTTAAAGATCAACCCACCGGAAGCCCTAGTGAAGACAAGTGCGGAAAAAGGGTAAGCAGCTGTAGGTTGCGGTATCCTAATGGCCAAGATTTGCCCTTTGGCGGCTTCCCTGGTCTAACACTGTGAACTGGCTAAGCGATTCCGCAAAAGAACAAATCAGGCTATTTGCTGCTTCAAAACCTGAGCAAGAGACCTGCGGGTTTGTACTAAAAAATCAATCCGTAGTTTTGCTTGACAATGTATCTAGCGAACCAGCGGAAAAATTTGAGATCGGTCCTGTTGACTACCTGAAGCACGAAGAAAACCTATTGGGTGTATGGCATAGTCATCTGCGCGAAAAAGGGTTTAGCCCACTAGACCAACAGGTTATGGCTGCTGATGTTTTGCCTTGGGCCGTTTACTGCCTGCAAAACGATACCTGGAGCGAGTGCGACCCAGGCGAGGTAGCTCCTTTTGAAGGTCGGCCTTTTGTTTTTGGGATTTACGACTGTTATAGCCTTGTCGCTGACTACCTAAAAACCTTAGAAGTAAACCTCCCCGAGTGGCCTAGAGGTAAATGGGGCGAATGGAACACGCCTGAATTCACGCCGTTTGACGATATGAGGAAAGAAGTAGGCAGGCCCATCAAGCCTGGCGATCAAAAACCAGGCGACATTTTGCTTTTGAATTTAGGCGACTATCAAACCCATACTGATCACGTTGGCGTCTTTACAAGCGAAAAGCATTTTTTGCATCACCCAGCTCAAGGCGAAAGCCGCTTGCAGACTTTCGGAAGCTACTGGCAAAAACGGTTAAAGTGGATTATTAGGCCACACGAGCTATGCAGGAGCTAAAGACAATAAAGCTGCTGGGTGCTGCTGGTCGTAAGTTTGGCAGAGAATTTAAAGTAGCAGTCAGTTCCCCATCCGAGGCGTTTAGAGCCTTGTGTATGTTTTGCCCCAACCTAAGAGCCTGGGTTCTAGAGCAACACGAGAAGGGTGTTGCCTGGCGCGTTATTACCGACGATGCTAAGGGCCTAAAAAAGGAT